TAGTTCCAGTAGGCTTGTTTGCGCTTTTACTCTTAGATTTCACGAATCCCCTCCTCGCTTTAGGAGAGCGTTTTTTACTCGTTCGATAAACTCCAGAGTACGCTGCTTCTTCTGTTTTCTGCTTTGCTGTCGCTGATTCCGTGAGCGATTGTGTCGTTGCCGGGTCTGCGACGAGATCGACATGGCGCACTTCCGTTATCCGTGAGACAACGAATATACCTTGTTTATCTACAGATCCTTCGCCCTGAGCATTATGACTCATTCCAAATACATCATTGAGTTCTTTGCGCTCAGCAGCTTCGCATACGCTCTCAGCCATCTCATGGCTTTTGAGGTAGAGAAGATCACCGAAAAGACCATCGCCTTCGACGAATCTTACATTGATAAACTTTCCAAAGCGGTCGTATGTTGAACGCTGCTGGGTTGGGCCTTTTTCTGGATGGTCAATATTGACCTTTTTTCCTTCGTACAAGGAAATTGCAGCTTTGCAGGCTTCAGGCGTATACCGCCTACCATTCTGGGATGTGAACCCAAGAATTTTGATGCCTTTGATGATCCCCGCTTCACGATCAACCGTCAAAGCCTCTTTCCCACTTGACCATTGGCTAAGTGGAATAATAGAGTTGAGGTCTTCTAGAAGCGAAAGATTAGTTGGCATATTGAATATATTGATAGCAATATAAAATTGTGTCAAGGCTTGAATATGATATTTTTTGCTTTTTTAATTCTTCCTGCCCTTTTTTGCGGAGATTCTGATTTTATTTCATCTAAATCTAGTAACATTCCAGAATCTGGGTCTAGCAGATGCCACCACTGGAGCGTTTCGCCCTTCTTTAAACGCTTTGAAGCCATCTGATGCCGTTTAATCCCGATTGCCAATACCTGCTTATCTTTTGTACTTGACCCAAACCATTGGCTAAAGGTTTTGGCATCTGGAATAATTCTGCCCTTGAAATCATAAAATTTGGTTGGCTCAATATTCAAGATTGGCGTTAGCCAGCATCTGCAATTGAATGCAGTTGATCCATCCGCCTCAAGCGGAGGATTTGGCATCTGGTCAAAACCAAGGTTATCATAGCGAGGATTCTTGTAATAAACCGTCTTATCTCGTTCACGATGTGCTGGTCTTGTTCTACTGTCCAGAATGGCATGGATTTGAAAACCCACTAATTCCTTGGGCAGTGCTGAATATGTATTTCGTGCAACTTGGCCCATCATTGAACTAATTGCCGTTCTGGCAATCATATAGGCATTATTCCGCATAGTTTGAAAATATTGGGTAACCATTGAAGACCGGATTAACGGATCTTTTTGGATTGCCACCAGTTGCGCTACGGCAGTTGGATTCATCCGGGTACGAGACATTTTTTGCATAATTCGCTGAGGAATGTTTCTGTTGCGAATTATTTCAAGGATTAAATTTTTTGGGATACCGGGAAAAATATCACGGGCAATTGTGCGCTTTGACTCCTGTAAATCTTTCCCTGCAAGGAGGTCTGCCATAATTGAATTAAGCCGTCTTGAATGATCCTCAAGTATTTTTGGGCACAATCTGTTTACCAGACTGTTCATTTCTAGATAGATACATTCCAAATTGAAATGGATTGAAGTGTAGTCGTTAAGATCCTTGGCATTTGTTGCCAATTTTTGCCGTTGAGATATTAGTCCAAGCAGTTTCCTTGAAGCAATATCTGCGTCATGTAGTGCTTCTATCTGCTCAATCCCAACTTTTGCAGCTAAGAGTTCGTTAAATCGCCTAGTTGCTGCTTCCATCGAATTATCCTCTTTGGTGGAGGCATAGTTTCCCGGTTTTCGTTATGTCTTGCCGGAAAAGCGAAAAAGTTTTGAAGAGTGTACTCTACCAAATTTGGGTCTGGTTCAGCTGCCAATATTTTGCAATGGTGGCTGGATAGGGCAATTCGTGTAATTAGTCCAGTGTTTGAACATGGGATAATTAGAAATGGAACAGTTTTTTCTTGTGCTGATGCGTGTCTCTTAGTTTTGGCAATAAGTTTTTCTAATGCAAATCTATGAACTCTTGCTCCATTCACTGGAGGAGGAAACGATTCAACATTTGCTGTTAAATGCCTTCCTCTTTCCCTGTCAGTTTCCTCATTGAAATGATTCTTCATATGGGAAATAGGTTCAGATTTATTCTTATGGTGAAATGTCGTTATTTGCGAAAAATCACCATTGGAAAATGTATATAGCCCCTTGACACTGTTACTGTCCAGCAGAGAGGCGAGAAGAGTCGGATCGTTATTTGTAAATGTCCAACCTTCGTCTAATTCAATTAGGTTGGATAGAAAATCAAATGCACCATATTCCGCAGTTGTTGCCCTTGGAGCGTTTAACATAACTTTGTAGTATGTTCGGGACTTTGCGCCAAAATTCGCCATCTCAATAAACATATCTGTGAAAATCTTGTCCTTATAACTACCGCAGTAGATATAAGATCCATCCCTAATTTTCCACAGTTCTCCCGGCTTAACTCCAAGTAGTTCTTCGCCACTCTTTATCCGCTCTCGCCTTGCCTTATCTTCCTTTTGTTCCTTTTCCTTTAATTCGTTTTCCTCCTCCTCTTTTTTCCTTTGTTTCTCTTCGTCTTCCTCAAAAATATTTCCTGATGAACTCATTTCACCGAATACATCACCAATATCGCTGGTGAATGAATCCATCAGATCATTTAAAATCTTCTCATCAATTCTCGCCATTGATCCGATGGCATCATACGAGGCGAGAATCTTGTTTCCCTCAGCCTCATTCACATCAAGAATTAGGACTGGAATTTCGGCATCGCCACACTCAGCTGCCCGCATATGCCCATCAATCAGGATTAACTTGCCATCCTGTTCACGGCACAATAACGCTCCAGCAAAGCCAATCTCTTTTAGAGTCTTGCGTAATGCTTTGCGCTGCTTCTCTGGATGAACTCTATGGTTTAGCGGATTAGCCAGTAGATCACTGGCTTTTATGCGCCTAAACTCTTTGATCCTATCTTTGAAATCCATATCAAAAATCCTTTAGTGAATTCCTACATCTCTCGCATTCAGCTATGTGGGTTTTTAATCCACTCTCTAAATACTGCTTCTTCTCAATGGCTTGTGAGTTATTCGGTTGATGCTTAACAATTTCATTCACTGTCCCCAACTGTAGCATAAAAGTTACAGTCAGCTTGCATAGATCAAGCGGATCATGCTCAGCATTGACAAGTAGCGTCATTTATCTGATCCACCTGAATATCTTTGATGCCCCTTGGGAAGAAGGTCATTGTCTTGCTTGTAGTTAGGATTGGAAGGCCTTCCATTCCTTAGTAGATAAATGAACGCTTCGACCCGCTTCAGCCCCCATCTACTTCGGCTCATTCCCGGCGCATGAGATGTTGAGAACGCTCCAGCACCTCTACGAAACACTGATTTTAGTGCTGCCATTGATGCTTTGAATTCCGAATCTTTTTCATTGTGCTTCTGCATCAAATCACGGATCTGCCCTTCTGTTTCTTTGGAAAAGTCTAGATCAGAATTTGCCTTGGAAGCAGAACCTTTTGGATTCTCTTTGCTGCCCTTCCGTCTTTCATTTGATTTAGCAGGGGTCTTTCTAGGATCATTCTTGCCCGGCTTGCCATACTGAACTTCAGAAACATTTTCCTTCTTGCTGTCCGCCGAATCCATTTGATTGGCCACTTTATTAGCCCAAGTTCTTCCAGCATCAGAACCCCATAGGTTCCACGCTATCCAGCCAGCTGAATCAACTCCCCATCCTTCGCCCTTCTTGTCCACTTCGTGACGGGCAAAGTAACTTACCATGCGCTTAATTGTTGATGGAGAGAGTTCTGCCCCATTCATTAAATCCCTTGCACGGGCCACCCCTATGGCAGTTCCGCCCCTATTGTATTTCTTCCTTAGCTCAAGTCCACGCTTGGCAGCTTTACGCACAGAATCAGGAGGCGTAAAAGTTATGTGGCCATATTTACCATCGCCACTAGATTCTTGGACAGGCGCAACTGTTAATGGATCTTCAGGCTCTTGAGCCATTGGATCTTGCCCAGTTGGATCTGACCGTCCAGAGGAGTGAGGTGGCAGTTTTTGCGTCCCATGTAGTGAATCAGGGAATATTGAATTGATCTGGTCTTGAGGCATTAGCGGGAATGCAGCAGATGCAATTGATCTGCCAACTTCAACTGGAATCTGCCCAGTTGCTACCCTCATGACGATGCCTACCAGATTCTCAATTTGTAGTCCATTTAGCGCAGAATCAGACACTTGAGATGAATCCTCTTGTCCGGGTGCAATCTCAGATGCCATCTTCTCAGCTTGCTGCTCAATATTGCGCTGCTCTGCGTCGAAATTAAGGCCAAGCTCTTGGGTGACTGTCTGTGCAGACTTGATCCCCATAGTCATATAAGTCTGGTTGGCTTGAGAATCGGCAATCTTATCACGGGCCTCCACTGCTGGAGGAGTAACCATAACATCAATTACATCCAAGATGTTAATTGGCAATTGGCCCATTTCAGCAGCAGTACGAATTGCTTCACGGGCAATCCGCAAGAAATATCGTCGATAAAAAGTCTGCATCCTAACGCAGTTGCGAAGGAATGGGGATTCAGCCGTCAAACTGGAAGCATAGTTGGCCCCAGCCACATTGGCAGAAGACAACCACTCTGGCGCATTGTGTCGATTACCAGCTGAGCGAAGTAGTGATTGGAAGATCTCTAGATGATCTTTTGCACTATCTGCTCCGGGTGGTTTCACATAATTCATTCCCTTTGGAATGTCTAAGAATGTTCCCGGCTCAATACGCTGATAGTCCGTTTGTCGCCCACTTGGCACATTGTTTACAGAGTAGTCAACCATGTCATCAACAAACGATTCAACTTGAGCAGAAGACGCTGCATCATGTTGACGCACGGCAGCAATAGCCGATTGAACTGATGCCCCTTCTCCCAAATTCTTGCGTAGCTTAGCCGAAGTAGAAAATGTATCTAGCGTATCGTAACTGAAATCGGACAATCCTCTCTTAATTGCCTTTGGAACATTGCACTTGATGTGGATAATCCTATCGGCTGGGACCATTTCCCCATTTACATTTCCAGCAGTAGCATCACGCTCCTCTTCGCCCTTTGGAGCGTTATAGTCGATGTAATAGCTGATTAGGTTGAATACATCGTCTGGATCAGTTTCGATCCCATATGACCAATGGGCAAAGTCTTCACCGGGTGGCTGATAAACTTGTTCCGGTTCAATTGTGCGAACTAATAACCGTCCAGAAGGTTGAGGGAACAGGCGGAGGAAGCATTCGCCATCTGTGCGAGAACGCTTGAATATCTCATCCTCCATCAGATCCCATTCATTCTCATTCAGGAATCTGTCGAGTACATCTTGGCATCGACGCACTGTGGATTCATCAATTTCAATTGTACCCTTGGGGGCGACACGATAATTGAATCCACTGCCAATGACATAACTGCATAGTCCATTAAGGAGTCCAATTGCATTTGGATTCGTAGTGGTAACCAATCGGGCTTGAGCCCTAATAATGGATAGCTGTTGTTCCGAATACCAGAATGGGAAATTCGACCCGTAACGCCGATCCTGTGGATTTGAGATTGGATAAGCGAACACGCCTCCATCACGGAAACGGTCAAGAAGATCGACATAATTACCAAGCCAAAAATCATTCGTGAGTACATTTTCACGCAAGTTCCTCTTGACACGCTTCCCATGCTCCTCTGACGGTTTTGGCGGAAGAAGGAAATTGATTATTTTTTGCCAAGTATTCATGCGATTATCCTTCTTGCCAAGGGAGCCCGCTTGCCATTCCAGATGGAAATCATAGTCCGTAATGCCATTTCCAAGGCATCAGGACCATCATCATGTTTCCCAAGCGGGAACTCACGCAGCTGTGCAACAAGGAGTCGAGTGCCTTCACTACGCTTGAATCGAATTAGTTTATTGGCGAGGTATGGCCCCAGCCTCCTAATACGCACATCTTTATTTATATTATTATAGATTTGCATGATTGGAATAGCATTTCCTTGCCTTTTTGATTCTTCAAGTATTTGCGTAGCTAGTAGATGCTGGAATTGGTTGGTTTCAATTCCAAGGCCATCCGGCTCAAATGCTTCAGCCTCTGCAACCACCTTGGTTACCATCGTCTCAGCATCCATGCGCTTTAATTCTGCATCGCAATAGATGATTCCATTACTATCACGGGCCAACTTGATAATTGCCGTATAGTCCCCATGCCGTGCATCTTTCCCCTTGGACGGGTCAACTGACATAGTCTTGATTTTAATGTTGGAATTCTTTGGCCACTCTTCAAACCAAATATGTTCACCGAAATGGGCGGATGGCCATTCTGCGCCCTCTTGATCGACGAATTCCCCATCTAATTCCTGATTAGCTTGCTTGTCAGAATATTGCTTGGCAACTGCCTTAATGAACTCTCCAGCAAGGAAGGGGTTCTGGGAGGTCTTGGATTTAAATAGCTCCGTGTTCTCCCGATCCCCTTTACCAAATACATTGTAAGTCCAATGGCTCATTCCCTTGGGCGTAAAGGTTGATGTTAGCCATCCAGCCTTTCCACCTTCCCGTAAACGCCCAATGCAAATGTTGAATACTTCTTCCTCCATGATGGATGCTTCGTCCATCCAGATCCCGCTAATGTTTGGTCCCCGCAGCTTTTCTGGATCGTCACCGGAACGGAAGATAATTTCTGATCCATTTGATAAGACGAGCCGGGGCGGTTGCTTCCATTTCTCCTTGATTATTTCTAGCTCTTCTCCCAGCTGATTAATTGTCCGCATTGTTGCGTCTTGGAGCATATTGTAGGTCGGGGAAATGACCATGTAGAGTCTGCCCTTGCCATCATCACTCATCGCCCGGCGTAGCAAATCGTAAGCTCCAACCCATGACTTTCCAGAACCAATGCCACCCACAAAGCCTCGATACAGGGCTTGAGAATGGTGGAAATCATATTGGACTTGATGCAGCTTGAAGGTCTTACTGATCGTCTCAGTTGCCTTCTTAGTAGTCGGATTCGACTTCAAGCTCGGACCCTTCGGTCTTGGCATCGCTGAACCCTTCTGGCAAGTTTGGCCGATAGTCCATTGCTGGATTAACCGTTACGGCAATTTGCTTCTGATTAGAATCAACAATTTCTTCGACTATCTGCAACCGGACTGTGGTTACATTGGATACCTCTTGACGCTCCACAAAGCCCCTCTCACGCCCCAAAGTGCGAAGAAGCATGGTAATCGCCCACTGCTCACCTTTATCGACCGCCTGCATCAATTTGGCTTCAGCCATGTCAAGGGTTTTACCCCGTTGATCCTTAACCGCTTCTTGTAATTCTGGATCATTATTGACCCGCTCAGCAAGCGTCTGATAATTAACGCTCAGTACATTTGAGGCAAGATAGAGTAATCCACGGCACTTAGTTATTGCTTCAATTATTTCGGCATTAGTTAGATTCTTAATTACATGACTTGTCTTCAGTCCAGCTGTTTTCTTATTCGCTTTGTAATTGATGAACTCTCCAGATTCAGAATCCAATCCGAGTATGTCCTTATTCATCTGGAAGTTACCCTTGAAATTTTTCTCCCAAAAAAATTAGGTTAGATAGTTTATGATATGAAATCAAGGCCAATTAGAAATGATGAAGATGTAGAAGGCTATAGTTTTTTATAGTCTAAATTTTGGGGGGGTTAAAACTATCAAATGCTATCACTTGATGATTTCCTGCTATCAAAATAAATTTAAAAATTATTTTTATTTGGCACGATATTTGATGGTAGCATAGTTAGTTAAATATAGCTTAGAACCTATACACTAACCTCACCCATTCTAATCTAATA